AATGGTGCTTATATCCTGCTGATCCAACTTTTTGACCTTTTGAAGAGCCTCTAAAAGCCTGTCAAAAGGCTTTTTCTCGGTCAAATCAGGCCATATTACCTTGGAAAGGCTATCTGGGTAGGTTTTCTCAAATTCGTCTCTTAAATCAGCCATTACCTGGATCTTCACCAAATTCCCTAAGCTGCCCCCCTTGCCAAACTTATAGGTAGCTAAGACTCGATCAACAGATTTTATGATAATCTCCTCAAGCTGTGTTTTGGAAAAACTGATATGTTTGATTTTGGAAGCAACCTGGACATAATGATCAATCAAATCTTTTTTCAATAGTTCCAATTCCCTTTCCGACAAACTATCTCTTAGGTAGATACTACTTGTCTTCATGAGGACGTTTACTCTCCCTTGTTTTTATTTTTACGATCTTTAGCAAATCCTTCTAAGCTGACTGGCAAGCGCAATCTTTTTTGAATTTTCTTAATGGAAGCTCTTAATGCTCGTGAGATATTAGACTGATCTCCACCTACTTGATGAGAGATCTCACTTTCTGGCAATTGGTAAACATAGCGCATAGTAAAAATCTGAAACTGAGCATCAGTTAAAACTTGGGAAGCTGCTTTAAATGTCTTTCGTAAAAGCTTCTCTTGTTTCCTTACTACATGTTTTCGCAAAACTGGATCATTACGTTTATCTATAAGGGCAGAATGCTTCTGAGCAACCTTCTCCAAGTCTTCATGAGACATATTAATCTCAATGACATCATGGGTAAGAAGCTTCGGTGTCCCTAAGTTATCCCTAACAAAATCTAGATTCTTAGATGATTTCTTTTTTGAGTTTTTCTTCATTGGGATTTTTCTCAGTCAACTTGGATAAATGAGTCACGTTGATACTTACAGGTGTTGAGCGACCAAAAATAAGGGTCTCAACAGTAGCACTGTGCCCTGAGATCTTCATAACTATACCTTTGAAGCTTACAAAAGGCCCAGCACAAATTTCTACAAAGTTTCCCACATCAATAGCAATAATCTCTTCTGGAACAGGTTCAGCATTGGATTCTTCCAATCTCTTTATATGCTCAATCTCTTCTTCAGCGATTTTTGTAGGAAGAACTTCTCCTGGAAGTTTTAAGAAACGCCCAATCTTTGCTTCAATTAAAGCTTGTTCAAGTCTACTATCGTCAATAATTGTATTTATGAAAACGTAACTTGGAAAAAGAATTTTATCTTGATTTTTCACTTTGCCAGAAATCGTTAAAGGAATCTTTACTGTAGGTGTCCAAAGCAAACCTTCGTAACCTAAAATATCTAAGACTGCCTGAATCTGGAATACACCTCTTGAACCAATACCTTGTGTGCTTATAATGTACCACGCTTTCTCACCCATATTATAACTCCTTGTTGCCTTTTGACCAATTTTGTTTTGGTGTTAGATACTGCAAATTCCATATTACGTGTAATCCTGAGACTAATTTTCCGCATAATGGAATCTTGTGATCTACTACTTTACCTTTGGGACACTTTTTGTAAAATTCAACTATACCATCTTGACCAAATTTGGGAACTCTTAATCCACGCTTAAAATGTCTTTTGATATTTTTAATTCTTATGTACCCTGAATGATTTTGCTCCCATTTTCTAATTGAAAGCTGTCGTCTTCGCTTATGTCTTAATCTATACTTCTTACAAGCAGCATTGTGAGCTTCTTTATTTTTCTTCTGCCATTGAGACACATATTTAAGTATTTCTTTCTTCTTTTCCAAATAGCGTTGTCTTTGTTTTGTTAAAAACCGTTTTCTATGTCTTAAATAATAGGCTTTAAAGTAGTTCTTGTTCATTTAGCTTAAAAAAATCTTCTTTAGAGTGTTCTCGAAAAAAATCATCAGGATCTTGTCCTGCTGGTAATTCTACGTATGTAAATTTCACATCTGAATCATACAACTTAGTTGGAATATTTGATTTCATCTTTTTTATGAATTCTTTTCCTACCTTATCTGCATCTGGGACTAATACGATCTTCTTTACAAAACGATTAAGCAAACAGACTTGACGGGTTGAGAGCTTAGAACCTAGCATAGCAACACAATTCTTAATCCCTGCTTGATACATCTGGAGCAAACTTATGTTGCCTTCTACTACATAGACTGTCTGCGCTTGTAGACAACTGGCTGCAGTAACAGACAGTCCATACAAGTGCTCTGACTTCTCATAAGACGTATTGATATACTTAGTCTGTGTAGGTCCTAATGGACGAGCTGAGACTGCAATGCATGTCCCATATAGATCAAAGATTGGAAACATAGTAGAATAATTGAACCTCTTATCCATTAAAGGCAACTTACCAGGAAAGTCAGCTCCTACATAGGTATCACCTTCTTGGGCTATATACCCCAGATGAAAAGCACGTATGGTATCTTCATTGATCTTGCGTTGTTCAATGAGATACTTGTACGCTGGAAGAGCTGTTGTTATCATTTCTTGGTATCCGTATCATGCTCTTCTTTTAAGTGATTGCCTTGTTTAAGCCAAAGAATAAAACAATAGGTAGCAACCTTCAAAAGATCTTTCTCGCGCTGCAAATTCTTGAACCTAAAAATATACTTTGTCATAGTACCAAGAATCCAATCAAACTCAGTCTCTCCACCAAATACTGAAGAGATAATGTCTGTTGCTTCTCTATCTTCAAAACCCTGAAGCTTGTACTTCTCATGACCACCATGATTAAATTGTTGAGCCATTAATTCTGCAAACTTAGGCCAATACTTCGACTTCACATCTGGTGTTGTTTGATACACTGCTGGTTTCTTGACTTTCTTACTTGCCATGATTAATCTTCTCCGTAGTATAATGAAATGTAGTGTTAGAACGTAATTCAGTTAAATTAAATGCATTCACGTAACTGCAAGCACTTCTCAACCCACCATTGATCTTGTTCAAGACATCGATTACTGGACCCTTATAAGGAATCATTGTTGCACGTCCCTCTGGAGCCCTCCAGGATGCTACTTTATTCTGTACAACGTAGGACTCATGGGAAGCTGACCCACGATATTCTTTCTTTTCTGGTTTTCCATCTGCTCCATTCCATATACGTCCTGCGGATTCTTCAGTACCTGCAAAAAAAGACCCTGAAATAATTAGGTCTGCTCCTGCTGCATAGGCTTTGGCAATATCCCCAATATGATGAACTCCACCATCAAGCACAAGCTTCATAGTATCATATCGATCTACTGTCTCTACACAATCTTGAAGACAAGAGAAAGCTGGTGTTCCAACTCCTGTAGTTAAGCGTGTAACACAAACACTACCTACTGAGATACCAACTTTCACAGCATCAGGTGTTGCATCAACCCTATTCAAAAACTCCTGAATCTCTCTTCCTGTTCCAAAGTCTCCAACAATGTAATAAGCAGAATCCCCAAACTCTTTATTGAGCTTGTTGTACATCTCAACTACAGCAATATTAGCTGCATGAGCTACATCAAGCATGATTCGGTTGCCGCCTATTGCATGAAGAGCTTTAGCTCTTTCAAATTCGTAATCCCCAATACCTACAGAAACAATGGGGCGCACAAAATCCCCAATTACAGAATCCTTAAATGCCTGGGCATTCTCTTCAATACTCCAAAATCTATGAAGAGTACCAATTGTTCCATACTCAGCCAAAGCTTTACAGAGTGCTGGACTCGCTACGGTATCCATATTGGAATTAACTACAGGCAAGCTTAATTTCAAATCTAAGAAGTCTGTTGTCAGATCTACATCTTTCCTGCTTCTCACATTGGAAAAGATAGGTTCGATTAAGACATCATCGAACGAGTATAATTGATTCATTTCTTTCTCCCCTCTAACAGAAACAAAACTGAGTAATTAAGAATGTCTTTTACTGTGTCTTCAATCTTCTCATCACCTACAATAGCTGCTCGTGGCTTGAACGTACCATCAGTAATACCCATTAGGTTCTCAAGACGTGCTTGCTTATCTGAAAGCCTGATAGCTATACCATGCTGCCCACCCTTCAAGGCATTAGGGCCATAATCTTTACGCTTATTGACTAATAGAGTAACTGCTTCTTCCATGATCTTTCGTGCTTCTGCTTCAAATTCTTCGATATTATTCATCGGTATCTCCCTGGATTGAAGGTTTAGGATTTGCGGTATTTGTCTGACTGAATTTGAACTTCTTACACTGACACTTCTCGGTTTCCCAATCAAGCGGAAAACCACCTCTGAAACCTTGCTGCCCTACTGGAACTTTCACTACACACTTCTTTACACCTTTATCATGCAACATACTCTCATGGTTACAACTACAGACATCATACATACAAGGCATTTTAACCTCCCTACTTATCTAAAAAGTCCGAAAAATTGGAGTCTCAAAAGCTTAAGCCATTTCCAAACAATACGTTCTCTTATCCTCCAACCAATACGGTCCCAACGTGTTCCCCATTTGGTGAGAATTGCTACACCTGCTTCATCTAAGTTCTGTACAATGTACCCATTTTCAAGACGAGCGATTGAGATACCTAAGCCTTTGGGAAACAAACGAACCACTGGCTTAAAGAGAGCATATCGTGCATACAGGTACTCATGTGTTGCTCCCTCTGAACGAAGAGGAGAAGCTGCTGATAAATCTAGCACAACGTGACACTTTCTTACAAAACCTTTATCTTTCTTCCATTCTCTAGCCAACTGTTCTTCAGTCAAATTCTCTAAGATCTCATGAGCGGGATCTATGTTCTCTTCAAGCACTGGAGAAATACAAGTAATCCCATACTTAGAGAGGACAGCAACTGCATCTTTAGCTTCCTTGACCATGGTAGCTTTACTTCTACCAGTCATACGGCAAGCTAGATAAACAATTACATCGGCCATCAGCGGTTATCTCCTGAACCTTTGATAACATTACGAGCTAAACGGTCTTCCAATTTGTCATGATTCTGTTGCATAACATCCTCTAAAGTTGTTCCAAGCTCTGCACACAGTCTAGCAGCATACCACATCACGTCACCTAACTCAGCTACTAGTTTATCATGTTTCTCTTGCATCAACCAACCATTGTCATCTCGGATCATCTTCTTAACAACGTTAGCTACTTCCCCTGCTTCACCTGTAAGTCCCAGGGCTACATAAACAAGACCCTCATCCTTTGGATAAATAGCTGTTTTTGCTGACCATTCCTGATATTCGTTAGCTTTCATTTTGTTCTCCTATACATAAAGTATACCATGATTAGTTTGTAACCGCTACCTGTTTCTGAAGAATGTTATCTACTTTCAAAAGATGCATACGACCCCAACGCTTACCTATCTTGAATTCTGCAATCAATGGAACCTGGATACCTAAGATCCTTCGAGTCATAGCCTCATTCATAATTTCAAGAGTCTGCTTAATCTCAGTACGAGGTACTTCCACGTAAATAGCATCATGCACTAAGTTACGAAGTTTTCCATGGAGTCCATATTCTTTGAACTTTTCAAATATCCTGTTGGCTGCATTGGAAACATAGTCTGAAGCGGCCCCTTGAATTGGACTGTTGACTGCACCCTGCTCATCCATGTAAGCAATCTTGTTGTCTGCATTATTGATAGCCAAAAGGTGACGACGACGACCGAAACGATTCTGCACATACAGATTTCTTCGAGCAAATTTTACGATATCATACTTCCACTGTTTAGCAACAGGATAACGTTCAAAGAAAAGATTTTTAACTTCATTAGCATATTCAATAGTAACACCATTCTCTTTAGCAAGCTTATCAGCACCCATATTAAACATCAAACCAAATACGATAGCTTTAGCTTTTTGACGTTGTTTCTTTGTAACCTGAGATATAGGAATTTTATTAGCTAATGAGGCCATGAGTTTATGAATATCAACTCCATCATTTAAATCTTTAACCAATTGAGGATCATTGGAATAAATACCCCACCAGCGAAATTCATTTTGACCTTCATCAGCTTCGATAATAACATTGCCCTTATTGGCAACGAACATATTTTTAATAAGCTTAGAGTCACGAGGAAAATTCTGAAAGTTTGGATCTCGACTTGAGAGCCTTCCTGATTCAGTACCTTCCTGGAGAAATTTAGTATGAAGACGATTACTTTTATCCAAACGTTCCTGGATACCAAGCACATAAGTTCTCAAAAGCTTAGCAGCTCCACGAAATTCCAAAATCTTATTGGGGATGGTGTTCGGATCTCGTTTCTCCATGTTATCTGCTGGATCTATCCATTTGAATTTATCTGCCAAAATATTCAATACTTCTTCATCCGTTGAGAATCCTGTCTTAGTTTGTTTAATGGGCTCAAATTTTAAGTCATCAAATAGAAGCTTAGATAATTGTTTAGGAGAATCAAGATCTACGGGATCTTTCACACCCGCTGTAATGATGAGATTTTTAATGGCACTCTCAGTCTTGATCAATAGCAACTCAAGTTCTGTTCGAGCATGACTTAAAGCTTGAGGATCAATTTGAAAACCTTCAAATTCCATCGTGGTAAGCGTATAATTCAAAGGCATCACAAGATATTGGAATAAGTCTGCCATACCCTCTTCTATAATACGTGGTAAAAAGATCTGCTTTAATTGGAATGTAACATCAGCATCAGTAGCACCATATTTAAATAGAAGTTCTGGGGGAACACGAGCATAATTCTTATCACTATCTTCTTTCATGCCATTAGCATTGAACCAATCATCTAATTCTTTCTTATGCTGCCCCTTGCCAAGATACTGTAAAGCCATATCTTCTAGGTTATGTTCACCCTTAGAAGTTTCACGCAATAGATAATGCATCAAGAGAGTATCAAAAGCCAAAGGTTTAACATTCCAACCCATCTGCATAAAGAATTTCCAGTCAAACTTCCCATTTTGAGCGATAAACTGAATATCACTTTCCATGATCTGTCTAAACTTGCCCATGATATAATCTTGTTTCTCGGCCCACCAAGGATGATAGGTATCTTCTATAGTCTTTTCAATTTCCTGAATTTGTTGGATCGTTACAACACCCTTCTTTCTAGTTTTTTTATCTTTGGTAACGATTTTTTCATTCTCTACACCTACCCATTTTGTAATAGGTAGAAGTACACCTGTATTTGCGGCCCAAGAAAATGAGCAACAAATGATCTTATTATTCTGCCAATCAAATCCTGTTGTTTCCAAGTCTACAGCTACTTCTTTTTGCTCCATAATGCGTTCAAAGAAAGCATCAAAAGTTTCAATGCTATCAATGATCAAATAATTTCCTTTTGTAACTGCCGTCAATTCAAGAGATCTCGAAGACTCAATAGCTCTACGAAGATCTTGAAACATGACTTCCTCTAAATTTGGGTTTCTCAAAATAGCTCCAACACTATAGGTAGGAAGCACTTTGCAATGAAAAATG